TTGATATCTCATCACTTCGAGAAATTCAAGAAAAAGAATGATTATCTTTGGAATGTAAGATGCCCGTTCTGTGGCGATTCACGCAAAAATCACAACAAGATGCGTGGATATTTTTTCCGTAAAGAGAATAACATGATATACAAATGCCACAACTGTGGTTATGGTGCTAGCATGAATACTATTCTCAAGGAACTTGCCCCGACTTCTCACAAAGAATACTGTCTTGAAAAATTCGGTGAAAATGAGAACAAGAATTGGGAACCCAAAGGCGCAAACTGGACTCCGAATGGACACAAACTATTCGATGATAAACCAATAGAACCGCCAAAATTCGTACCAAAATTTAGTCTATTTGATAAACTTGTGGACGCGGTGGATACACTTCCACATGACCACGAGGCAGTTCAATATGTGCAAAGTAGAAATATCCCAAATGATAAATGGGATCGACTTTACTATATTGATAACATAAAGAATATAGTACAACTCAACGACAAATATCAAAAATCGATAGTAACAGAAGAACCCAGATTGGTCATTCCCTTCTTTGACCAAGATGGACAGTTGATGTCGGTGTCGCTGAGGGCTATGAGAGGGGAAACACTTAGGTATATTCTCGTTAAAGTTAAAGAGGATGCACCTACAGTATTTGGTTTAGATAAAGTTGATAAGTCTAGACCTATATCCATTGTTGAAGGCCCGCTGGACAGTCTGTTTCTTGAAAACAGTATTGCCTGTGCTGGTACATCCTTCAACAAGATTGAACAGTTGAATCTAGACCGTGATAAGATTACAGTTATATTTGACAATCAACCTAGAAACAAAGAAGTTGTTAAATTGGTTGAAAAGTATGTTGACTTAGATTATAATGTTGTCATATGGCCAGAGACAATTGTTCAGAAAGATATAAATGATATGGTGAACGATGGTATTGATGTACGCGATGTAATTAGTAATAATATACAGAGTGGGTTGACTGCCAAGTTTTTGTTAAACCAATGGAAAAAATGTTAGGAGAAAAATATGATTGAACAAGAATATATACCTCTAGCTATTTTGGGTGTAATTATCGCATGTGCTGTGCTTGTTGCAATTCTGAAACCTTCAGAAAGAAAAGAAGTCAAACCTGCTATTGAAAAAAGACCTGCTAAGAAGGTCGCTGTTGTTACTAATGACGGTAAGTATGTAGAAGGTATAAGCACCAATGCGTTTAAAATCGAGGATTTACAAAAATTAACTAAAGTAAAAATCGATGAATTCGGTGAGGCTAAAGGAATTAAACTTGACCGAAGAAAAACCAAAAAAGCAATGATTGAAGACTTATTGTCTGCAATTGATGGTACTAATCATAAATTAGGAAAATAAAATATGGAACCACAAGTGAGTTTGGTTGGGTTGACCCAGCCTTCTGCTACAACTGGATGTAGTAGCGCAAATGAATTAATTGCATATGCGGCTAGGGTTAGTAACCCAAAAGGCCAGATGAATAATAAGAGCGCACCAAAGTTATTGCGTTATCTAATTAAACATGAACATTGGTCACCCTTTGAAATAGTGTCTATGACAATGGAAATTAAAACAACAAGAGATATCGGTAGACAAATACTGAGACACCGTAGTTTTTCTTTTCAAGAATTCAGTCAAAGGTACGCGGTATCAGAGGATTTTGTTCTAAGGGATGCGAGACTACAGGACGAGACTAATCGTCAAAATAGTATCCCTTCTGAAAACCGAAGACTTAATGAAGATTGGAACTTAAAACAAAACAAACTCATTCGGGAGGTTCGCCAAGTTTATGACTGGGCCCTCGAAAGTGGTATTGCAAAAGAACAAGCGAGAGCGGTGTTGCCAGAGGGTAATACCATGACTACCATTTATATGGCTGGTACACTACGCTCGTGGGTTCACTATTGTAAACTTAGGGGTGCTCATGGTACTCAATTAGAACATACAGATATTGCAAATAAATGCTGGAGAATCATTGAAGGTCATTTTCCAGATGTAGCACAGGCGTTAGACGATGAGAGACAAGGCGAGTAGTAGATATAAAGCATTTGAAAGAATCTTCTATGGTAAAACAGAAGACGAAGATAAACATATTGAGTTAGTAAAGAAACGAATTCCATATGCTTTCGGATGGAATAGGAAGTTAAATGAACCCAGTAGACAGAAGTTTAGTTCTACTGATAGTGAAGAAGCTTGGGAATCCAATCTTCAAAACCAGAAAGATTTATTAGAAAAATATGGATGGTTGGAACAAGATGTAGTTTATGATTTAAACTCTCATGGTTATAGGGACGATGAATTTGTAGGTTCGCCTGATTCTATTGTTGCTGTAGGAGAGTGTTTTACATATGCTACTGGACTACCAATAGAGATGTCATGGCCATATTTGTTACAGCAAGAGTTGGGTACTAAGATATGGAATTTAGCTTTATGCACAACAGGGCTTGACACTTCCTTCAGAACCCTGTATAATTGGCTACCTGTAATTAAACCTAAGATGGTTCTTTTACTAGAGAATAGTCAGTTGGGTAGAGAGGTTTGGTACATAGATGAAAATAGAGAAGAGTGGAACACGGAGATAGGGTTCTGGTCTGAACTTGATTGGCAAAGAGAACTAGTTGAATCTAAGACAGAGAGATTTATATCTAGACAGAAGAATTTACTTGCGATTGAACAACTCTGTCACATAAATGGTATCGATTTGAAAATCATATCCGCTAGAGAAAGAAACGAGATAGGAATGTCAAATTGGGAAGAAAACAAAGAAGAAAAGTATGCATTATCCAGAGATTTAATGCATCCAGGCCTGCCTTTTCACAAGGCAATGGTTGAACGCTGGAAAAAGGAACTATAATGGCGACAGAAGATTACTTAGGAATTAAGATAGACAGAGAGAAAGACCAACTATTCGATAAGTTGGGTATACAGCGTCTAAAAGAAAGTTACATGAAAGATGAGGAAGATAGTCCTCAAGAGAGGTTTGCTTTTGTAAGCAAGTCATTTGCTTCAAACGATGAACATGCACAGAGATTGTATGATTACGCGAGTAAGCATTGGTTATCCTACTCTACACCTATCTTATCATTTGGTAGGTCTAATAAGGGACTACCTATATCATGTTTTTTAAATTACATAAACGATACAGCGGAGGGATTAGTTGAAAATTTATCAGAGACAAGTTGGCTTAGTATGCTTGGTGGGGGTGTTGGGATTGGCTTTGGTATCAGAGCTAGTGATGATAAGTCTACTGGTGTCTTGCCACACCTCAAGACCTATGACTCAAGTTCACTCGCCTATAGACAGGGCAAAACAAGGAGAGGGTCATACGCTGCCTATCTTGACATTAGCCACCCCGATATCACAATGTTTCTCGAAATGCGTAAACCGACAGGAGACCAAAACCTCCGATGCCTAAACCTACATCACGGTATTAATATTAGTGATAGGTTCATGCAGTTAATTGAAAAGTGTATGTCTGACCCAGATGCCGATGACAGGTGGAATCTGACAGACCCACACACAGGTGAAGTGCGAGATACAGTATCAGCGAAATCATTATGGCAGAAGATATTAGAAATGAGAATGGAAACAGGGGAACCTTATTTACATTTCGTTGATGCAAGTAATCGTGGATTACCAGAGTGGTTAAAAGATAAGGGATTAAAAATCAATCAGTCTAATCTTTGTTCAGAGATTATTCTACCAACAAACGAAAAGAGAACTGCCGTATGTTGTCTATCATCTGTGAACCTAGAACACTATGACGCATGGTCAAAGAGTACCACATTCTTGAAAGATGTGGCAGAGATGTTGGATAATGTATTACAGTATTTTATTGACAATGCACCAGAGACAGTCTCTAGGGCAGTTTATTCTGCAACACAGGAAAGAAGTATCGGGATAGGTGCATTGGGATTTCATGCATATCTACAAAAGAATAGTATACCATTTGAGGGATTTCTAGCGAAGTCAACAAATATAAGAATGTTTAAATTGATAAGGGGAAAATTAGATGAAGCGAATTTGGAACTTGGCAAAGACAGAGGCGAAGCTATTGACGCGAGAGGCACAGGAAGAAGGTTTAGTCATGTTATGGCTATTGCTCCTAATGCTTCCAGTAGTATTATTATGGGAAACACTTCGCCGTCTATTGAACCCTATCGTGCAAATGCTTACAGACAAGACACACTTTCGGGAGCGTATCTCAATAAGAATAAGCATCTGGATGTTATCATTAAAGATAAATGCGAGAAGAATAAAAGGTTGGATTATGACAAAATTTGGTCATCGATAATTGCCAATGATGGTTCAGTACAACATGTGCCATGTCTAGATGAGAAAGAAAAAGAAGTGTATAAAACTGCCATGGAAATAGACCAACGGTGGGTGGTAGAACACGCCTCTACAAGACAGGAATGGATAGACCAAGGACAGTCAGTCAATCTATTCTTCAGACCAGATGTCAACATAAAATATTTACATGCAATACATTATCTCGCATGGAAACAGAATATGAAAACTTTGTATTACTGTAGGTCTGAGAAGTTAGGAAAAGCGGACAAGGTATCAAAAAGAATTGAACGAGATGTAATAAAAGAAATTGATTTTCAGAGTATGATAGATGGTGAAAATTGTGTTGCATGTGAAGGGTGAGATAGAAAAAGAAATACCACTAAATAAAAGGATTGCGGTTTTAGTAAGTGGTGGATGGGATAGTGCCGTTCTATGGTATCTAGTAAAATCCGTGTGTATGGAACGCAATCAAGAGTGTAATGCATTTACCGTACCGAAGATAGATGGTGCGGAACATTACGCTAATCTGGTCTTAGAATGGTCTTCTAACCGTCTAGGACACGCTCTAACGAAGACAACTATTGTAGGGGATATATCATCCGATAACCCCTCTGATTATGTCACTAGTGGTGGTTGGGACATATGGAATAGAGGTTTGGGTGAACATTTATTTAGTGCGGTGAACAAGTATCCACCTAATCAAAGGTCTATGCTACCAGAGGGATATCCTTTACCCAATGACAGATTTGTCAAGACAGAGGAACACACCCATTTGAGTCAGCCATTCGCTGACTTGACAAAAGACAAGATTATACAATTAGGATTTGACTTAGGTATAGCAAATGAGATTGCGCCCATTACTCATAGTTGTACCGAATTAGACAGGGGCAGATGTAATAACTGCTGGTGGTGTAAAGAAAGAGAATGGGCATTTAAAGAAATAGGACAGGA